TATGAAGCTCGACTCGAAACACTGGTTAAATTGGAAGGGAACCCGCGAGGGCAACCAACTTATCTTCGCTCGACCATGGACCCCGGCGGTGCAAGCCACCGACCCCAACTACCTGCGCCGCAGGTTCCAAGAGATCCGCGAGGACCAAGCATGGGCCGCTGCCATGGAACGGCAGTGCAACTATCAACTGTTCTATGAGGACGAGACTGGAATCTGAATTTGTACCCGGTAAACTCTACTAAACCATCCTTTATTTATTAACTAATTAACTTTTTCAACGGAGCTACATATGAAGATTGTGATTAACCGCTGCTACGGTGCCTATATGCTTAGCCCACGCGCCACTGCCCTGTTCCAGCGGATTGAGAAGTGCGAGCCATGCGAAGCGGGTCGTGACAACCCCACTCTCGTCAAGATCGTCGAGAAGCTGGGCGAAGCGGCTGGGGATGGCCCCGGTACGAATCTCAAGGTAGTGGAAGTGCCCGACGGGGTGGATTGGTACATCCAAGAAGATGATGGGATGGAGCGTGTAGCTGAACGCCACCGCTTTTGGTACTAAACCATCCTTTATTTATTAACTAGTTAATCTTTGTTTCTGTTCTTACCAACAACCAACGGATCTTTTTAGGAGCTACACCATGAACGCTATCAACAACGCCAGCAACTTCGCACCCGCCATGACCCCCGAGCGTGTGTCGGAGATCGTTAACCGGATCGCGGGCAATTACGTAATCTTTACCTTCAGCCTCAATGGCTGGGGCGGCACTAAGCAGGACAAGCGTGTGACTCAGGAGACTATCGCCCGTGAGGGCGTGGGTCAGTCGGCTGGTAGCTTTGTTAAGAACTTGCTGGGTGAGTTGTCCCCCGGCATGAAAGAGATTGGCAACAAGACGATGGCTGCTAAGAAGGCCATTGAGTTGAACCGCATTGGCATCCGTAACAAGATCGAGGCTACCCTGCCTCCGGGTGGCGGTGGCTGGAAACTGCGGATGGTTCAGGTAGAGGAATTTATGAAGGATGTGTGGCGTCCGTTCCTTGCCCGCGATGCGGAACTGGTGGATCAGCTAGTCGCTATCTATCCTGACTTCCTTTCAGCTTATGCCTTTACCAACGAGACTGGATTGTTTAAGCGGGAGGACTATCCGACCGTCAACGAGCTTCGGTCCCGGTATCGTGTGAGATACAACATGACCCCCATGCAGAAGATGACTAGCGTGGATGCAATCTCCGAGCGTGAGGTTGGCAGATTGGTCGCAGATACGATGCTCGCTGAGATGAACGAGCAGATTAAAGAGTCTATGCAGTTTGCATGGGACAAGCTTTATGCCTCGCTGGATTGGGCTGCTAAAGCTACGGTCGAGAAGGGTGAGGGTGAGCGCGCCCCGTCTGTACACACAACGTCCGTACAAAAGATCCTGTCCCTTGTGGACGATCTGAAGCATCTGAATATCGCGGACGATCAGAACATGGAGCTTGCCCGTGTTCAGCTTGAGGAGATGCTTAAGGGTAAGAGCGTGGACTCCCTCAAAGAGTCCATCAAGAACGATCCCCTTGCCCGTGAGGAGATCCGTGAGCGTGTGTCCCGCATCCGTGGGATGTTGTAAGTAGTAGTTAGCAGTGGATCATCTGGCTCACATAAGTGGGCCAGCTTTGTTTAACTAGTTAATCTTTCTTCTTTTATTTAACCGTTATTATCTGGAGCTACTAAATCATGGCCGCTATCAATACCAACTTCGCCCGTGCCCCCCGTGTAACGCTGCGTAGCGCAGCAAAGATGATCGCCCGCTTCGGCACCAAGAAAGCTTTCCTCCTGCGTGGTGAGCCGGGTATCGGCAAGTCCAGCATCATGGCCGCGCTCAAGGAAACCTTGGGTGACAAGTATGACTTTATCTACATTGATTGTCCGACCATGGATGTGCCCGACGTTGGCATGGCTATGCCGGACAAGGAGTCCAAGCAGCTTGAGTTCTTTGTCAATTCCCTGTTCCGCCTGATCGGTGAAGGTTCGAAGCGTCCTAAAATCATCATGCTCGATGAGTTGGGCAAGTGCATGGGTCCGGTATTGCTGGCGTTTACCCGTCTTATTCTTGAGAAGATCCTGTGCGGCATCCCCCTGCCCGAGGGTTCGATTGTGTTTGCCACTAGCAACAATGCAGCGGATGGGGTGGGTGATAACTTTGCCGCTCACCTTATCAACCGTCTGATCCCCATTGATATTAAGAAAGACTTTGACGGATGGGTTGACTGGGCGTTCAACAACAACATCCACCCCGACGTTATCAACTGGACTGAGAAGTTCTCGGGCGTGTTCAAATCCTACGTGGACTACGAGGGTGTCGATGAGAAGGATCTCAAGGGTGACGACGCGCTGACTTACTCCATGATATTCAACCCCAACAAACCCGGCGAGCCGTTCGTGTCCCCTCGCTCGCTTGAAGCGGCTAGCCATATCGCTTACTACCGCAAGGAGTTTATTAAAGACGAGCAACTGGCGATGTTTGCCGGGGCTTGCGGTATGTCGGCAGCTATGTCGATGTTGTCTTTCTTCGACACTCTCAAAGACTTGGTTCTCTTTGAGTCCATTGTCAAAGATCCTCTCAATGCGCCCGTTGCCGATACTGGCGTGGGTCCGATGTTGACGCTCAACAATTGCGTTTCAAGAATCAGTACGTTGCGTGAGCTTGATGCTTGTGTGACGTATACGCTTCGGTTCAAGCGTAAGGATTTGCAGATGTCGTTCTTCCGCAAAGTGTGTAAGGCCAAGCATCTTGAGAAGTTTGTCAACGGCCAGCCTGAATGTGTGACTTGGATGGCACAAAACGGCGACGCACTGCTGTAAGTTCATCAGTTTTTATTAACTAATTAACCAAGGCCACCGTGGTTTAACGGGGCCAATCGCAGACTCGATTACGCGAAGCCTCCTCTATGGGCTTCCTGTATTCCTCGGGGGTGTCCCTTCGGGTCGATGCGGTCGGGTAGGGTGGGGGCTGTCCTCACCCTATTCGTTATTTTTATTTTTGTTTTTAACTTAATCTTTGGAGCTACTGTCATGACCCCTATCGACGAATACAAGTTCACCCCTTACTCCAACTACGATGAGTTGGATGCAGCCACCCGCATCTCTCGGGCTATCTCGCAGATCATGAACCACCCTTCGTTCTGCCTTGTCTACTTAGTCTTGCAGATCGGCAAGCTGATGATGGTCGCGCTGGGGCACAAGGTTAAGACCGCTGCCACTAACGGGCGGGATATGTTGTTCAACGAGGTGTTCGTCGCAACGCTTGATGAGTATGAGGTTAACTTCCTTGTGCTGCATGAGGCTGGGCACATCCTCTTCACACATCTGTCAGGCTACAAATACCTGCGCAAGATCGACCCCGTGCGGGCCAACAAAGCCATGGACTATGTAGTAAATGGCTGGATCATCGACACCGATCCGACCGGTGCCTTTGCCCGTATGCCCAAGGGCGGACTGTATAACCCCGACTACAGCAACCTGTCTGCTAAAGAAATCTTTGACTTACTTAGTGAAGAGGCGGGCGATGAGGGTGAAGACGGCGAGCCGTGTGATGACGGTGAGTCCAGTGAGTCCGGTGATGGTCAGCCCGGTGATGGTCAGCCCGAGGCTGGAAACGGTTCCGGTCAGCCCGACGATGGCGCGGGACTGGATTCACATGATTGGGACGGTGCCGAGTCCATGACCCCGGAGGAACAGTCTGCGCTGGCTGATGCTGTGGATCATGCGATCCGTGAGGGTTCGTTATTAGTAGGCAAGGCCAAGGGTAATGTTAACCGTAACGTTACCGCCGCTCTTATCCCCAAGGTGGACTGGCGTGAGGTTCTGCGTGAGTTCATTACGTCATGCACCAAGGGCAAGGACACATATACGTGGCGTCAGTTCAATCGTCGCTATGTCATGCAGGATGTTTACCTGCCCACTAGCATTGCACACCGTCCGAAAGAGATTGTTATTGCACAGGACGTATCGGGTTCGATGAGCGACGACGATCAAGCCGTATGTTTAGCTGAGACTATAAAGATCGCTGAGTCTGTCAAACCTGAAGTTATTCGCATCCTGTGGTGGGACGCTGATGTACAGAAGGAGCAGATCATCCGCTCCGATAAGTCAAGCACCATCTCCCATATCTCCATCCCCGGTGGTGGCGGTACCCGTATGGGCTGCGTGTCTGACTACATGATTGCCAACAAGCTCAAGCCCGATTGCTTGGTGGTGTTCTCGGATGGTGCGGTCGAGTCCCCGGTTAAGTGGAACGTATCCGTGCCGTCTATTTTTGTGATCGGTGGTGGGTACTGCAATAAGAAGTTCAAAGCACCGGCTGGTAAAGGCCGCGTTATCTTTAACTAATTAACAACGGGGCTTCGGCCCCTAACCTTGGAGCTACATCATGGCTATTACTAAAGCATCGGAAGTTATTCAGCGTCTTAACGACTACTCGCAGATGGTGAGGGATAAGGTGGATGGACACATAGTAATCCCCGAGTTGCATAGATCCGTCACTACCTTCAGTTCGTTCTCTGACAATCACATGGTTACGCAGTGCCGCAACGCTATGGTCGCGCTGTGGTCTAAGTACGGAATGGAGCCTATGGGGGCTTCGGAGGGGGTTGTCGAGTCCAATAATGGCGGGTATGTGTTCGGCAAGGATGGCAAGACCATGGGCGTGGTCTTCCACTATGAGTCTAGGTCGGGCAAGGAGATCCGCCCCTACATTTGTATCTCAACACCGTTCATTGACAAAGAACGTAAGCCTACTGACTTGTTTAGAAGTAATACCGTCGAAGGGCTTATGTCTATTCTCAAGTGTGACAACGGTAGCTGGCTGGGTCATGGCATGGACCAATTCGCATCGAAGGCCGCTACGCAAGCTGTCTATAGTATTCAGAACAAGATAAGCGTGGGCAGTATGGAGTTTAGTTTTAGCGCCCTCGACAGTGATAAAGCAATCGACCTTGTTAATTTGTTTACGGATTTGGAAGAGGGTAAATCCTTCTCACCTACCGATAAACTTTCCGCGTGGGTTACCGACACTAGGGAGCGCGCTGCTACGGTCATTAGTAATCGGCGTGAACACTCAATTACGATGGGCAACTTTATGAAAGGATCTTTGGTTATCTCGGAGATCCCCTACGTGTGTGAGCATAAGTATCTTGTTCAGGATATAAGCATCGCGGGCAAACCTGATCTTATGGCGTCGGGGATAAACAAGACTTTCCGTATTAACGAGATCAAGGAACTGGTAACCGAGTACCCGTATGTATTCGGTGTACACAATTTGATTCGGGCTAAAGGTACTTCATCCAACGAAGGTTTGTTTAGCGGTGATTATTCGTGGGTTCCAACTTATGTCATGGAGAACAATCTAATCCGCATGAAACTTCACAACCTTCCGCATATGTTCTATCCCGGTCGGCAGAATTGCGCCCGGAGCATTGTCATCCCCAAGACCCTCCAAACAAGCCATGAGAAAGAGGAGGCGCGTTCTGATGAGAGCCTTGCTCCGAGTGTGGTAGCTGTGGCCCGCACTAAGTCCGAATTCTTTTGAGGAATAGTTTTGGAAATCCCATACGCTTCACACATACAGATAAAGCTACTGGGTGGGAGCAATGCTTCCATCCGGTTCAACGGCGCACCTAACTTAGTTCGCCGTCCTTTAACAATTGAAACAAAGCTGTCTACCCTTCCTGTAAATGTGCATGGTAGACTCAACATCCTTCGGCTCAAACAAGACTTCTCCCACACGGAGGGTCTTGGCTACAAGGATGGAATCGGTTTGTATTTACTTTACGTTTCACCTGAGGAGCTAAGAGAACTAAGAGAAATCTACGTAGATAAAAGATTTTGGATCAAAGAACCTAAAGTAACTTCTTAATTAGTTAAGGAATAGTAATGAACGCGCAAGCTGCGACAGTCACATCAACGAACGAGATCAACGAAATGGTACAGACGCTCAAGGTTGTAAAGGCCACTGCCAAACCCAAGAAGACAACCAAGGCTAAGGCCAAGTCCAAGACCACCTACAAGCCGCGCACCAAACGGTCATCCGTGCCACGCACTGCCCGTGCCTACATGAAGACACTGGGCCATACGTTCGACAAAGAGAGCGTAGCGGTTACTGAGCTTATTAAGTTGCACAGTGAATCTAAGAAGCCCGAATCGCAAAAGCCGGCTATTGCGATTACGCCCGTCGAAGAACCCAAGTCCCTGTGGCAGCGGCTGTTCGGCAAATGAAGAATCCCGTTGCTGGCATGTGGGTCACGCACTACGGTCGGCACGGGGTCATCGAGACAATAGGGGTTGCGGGCTACGCGTTGGTCCGCTTCCCATCGTCCGATGGGTTTCCGTTCCCTTCACAGGAAGTTGTGCGGGTCAATGAACTAAAGAAGTACAAGAAGAAAGGCGTGGATACCTCAGACCATGAACCCGCGCCGTTCTAACTTAGACCCAACCAAGATCCTGATCCTACGTGTACTAGAAAAGAATGGCACACAGACAGTTCAGCAAGTTAGTGATGAGGTCGGCGTCGGTTATACCGGCGTTGCCCGTGCGCTGCGTAATTTATGGGACCGTAAGTTGGTAACCGTGACATACAAAATGGGTGGTAAATCTTACTGGAGGATAAGAGATGAACGACCAAAATAAAGCACTGCTAGACCGGCTGGAGGTTGTAACGCTGGGCCTTGATGAAGACTGCGGCGAGCCGGGTTGTCCTGACTGCAAGCCGTGGCGTCCGGTTTGGGACCTCATGAAAGACCTACGCACTGCAATTGACAAACCACCAGCGCAACTTACTCATGCCGAAGGTTGCTGGAGTTGGGGGCCTGCGCATTACGAATGCGCGTGTCGTGAGCTTGCCAAGGCTAAGGGGTGGGCGAAGTGAACAGAGAAGAGATTATTAAGATAGCGAGGCAGTCAGGTGTGCTGTCGGGATATGAATCTGAGTTGTTTCAACGCTTCGCCAACCTTGTCGCCGCAGCCGAGCGTGAGGCGTGCGCGAAAGTTGCAGAGAAAATGCTGCGTCACTACACGCAGGCAGTGACCGGGGTGCCAGAAGCCATCCGCGCAAGGGGGGAGAAATGAAAGACTGGATCATGGAAGTGTGCCCCGAGATTGCCGAGTGGCAGGCAGAGGTCATTGCCGTGCAGGTTCGCATCAGTGTAGAGGCCGAGCGTGAGGCGTGTGCGAAGGCTTGTGAGGATGAGATTAAACGGGTGAAGCCTATTTATTCTGTCACGGCAGAGAACGCGCTCAAAGCCATCCGCGCAAGGGGGGAGGAATGAAAGGGCCGGCAACTAAACCCCCCGTGTACACCGGCCCAGTCCTTTCACCCGAGGATCAGCACAAGATTCTTCAGAGTAACTATTACCGGATCACTCCCCTGTCCCATCATCTCGGGCACCCCATCCACCCCGTTTTCAAAGAGTGCAACCTGCGCGTGGACTTTGGGTTGGACGGTGGGATCTATAAAGTGGAGTGGAGTAACGTACCTATTAAAGAGGAGAAGAAGAAATGATTACCGACGAAACCCGAGACAAGATTATCGAGGACGCAATCAAAAAGAACATGGCAATCACTGACTCTAAACTTTACGAGGCGGTGTATTCGGTTGCGATGGATGTAGTGGATGATGTGGTGGATTTTGGGTACGAAGATGTAAAGGTTTTAGGTGAAGCACAGATTGTTTTGCAGGCTATCAAAGACACCGACCCCGGTGTGTACGACGAGATGATCGACAACGTGCTGCGCCTAATAAGCGAAGCACTTCAGCTTAAATGACCAAGCTATCCCCGCATCAAATCTTCATGCTGCGGATGTTTGAGAAGGGCTGGGGGTTTAAGATGTTTAACAGTAAGCGTGGTTCGTGGATGACGTACTGGTCGCTGCGAACCCGAGGACTAATTGGCAATGGCCCCACCATACACCGCGCTGGCAACCTCGTTGCCGTGGACCGACTGACTGATAAAGGAAGAGAGGCACTGAGAAAATATGACCTACAGCAAGAAACTAGGCAAGCCCAAGCCCCTAAAAGAAACCGTTCTTGAGATGCTTGCCAAAGAGCCGTTGTCGATTGATTCTGTAGCGTCTAGGTTATTCACCCCGCGTGAGAAGGTGCGGGTTGCGATGGAGAAGCTGGTCGCAAAAGATTTAGTTATCCATGTAGGTAAGACTGCGGGTAACAGATATATCTACAAAGCAGCGGAAACAATTACCCTCCCCCCTAACATTAAGACCGACCCCGCTGCGGCGTGGTTATTTAATAAGGTGATGAGATGAACAAGTTTAGAGAAGTTACCGGTGGACAAGCTTTCCCTGATGAAGCTAACGATGGTCTGACAATCTTAGATTACTTCGCGGCTAAAGCGATGCAGGCTTTTATCACTAAGTCGGGAGGAGCAGGGGGAACAGATAAAAAAGTTAATAGCGTAATTGCTGAAATCTCTTATTCCGTGGCTATAGAAATGCTGGAGGCTAAACAGATAATAGAAATCTATCTCATGAACAAAGCTAGAGATGAAGCGAAGCGAGACAAATGAAAGACAGCATCAACCCCCAGCACTACCGCAATGGTGAAGTCGAGTGCATTGATGCGCTGGCAGCAGCAACAGTAAACAAACCGGGGATACAAGCTATCTGTGTCGCCAATATCATTAAGTACCTTTGGCGGTACGAATCCAAAAATCGGATTGAGGACGTTCGTAAAGCACAATGGTACTTAAACAAACTTATCGAGGAGATGGAAAAGCATGACGCCCGAATCCAAAGTCAAAAAGAAGGTGACATCTATCCTTAAGTCCGTCGGGGCTTATTACTTCTACCCGGTGACGGGTGGGTTCGGGCGTAGCGGAGTGCCGGATATCATCTGTTGCTTGAATGGAAACTTTATCGGCATCGAGTGCAAGGCTGGGGATAACAAGGCTACTGCACTGCAACTAAAAAATATCCAAGAAATCCAAGAAGCGGGTGGGTTCGCTTTTATCATCAACGAAGACAACCTCGACAGTCTTGAGCGTGTACTAAAAACAATGGCGGGAGAGGCAATAGATGAGCATCTACACGATCGACCTTGAGACTTACTATGCCAAGGACTATTCCCTGTCTAAGCTGACGACCGAGGAGTACGTTAACGACCCGCGCTTTGAAGTTATCGGGCTGGCTATCAAAAAAGGTGAGGAAGAAACCCAGTGGTATAGCGGTGATGATGTTGCGGGTTTCCTGAATAAGTTTGACTTCTCTAACTCAATGATCGTGTGTCATAACACGATGTTCGACGCAGCCATCCTTGGGTGGCGTTACGGGGTTAACCCGAAAGTATGGGCCGACACAATGAGCATGGCCCGGTTTGTTAGAGGGGTGCATGTGCCTGCGTCCCTTGCTTCGTTGTCTGAGTATTACGCGCTAGGAGTTAAAGGTACTGAGGTTCATGACGCGCTGGGTAAGCGGCGGGCAGACTTCACCGACTGGGAACTGGCGAGGTATGGTGGCTACTGCGTTAATGACGTAGACCTGACGTATCGGCTGTTCAAGCGTCTATTACCTAAAGTGCCCGCAAAAGAATTAAGACTAATCGACCTTACTCTAAGGTTCTTCGTAGAGCCTGTGATGCAAGTTGACTCTGCGGTGTTAGAAGCGAGGTTGTCCGCAATCCGTGCGGAGAAAGAGGAAGCCCTGCATAGCCTGCAAAAGTATCTCTGCGTAAGCACCAATGAAGAAGTCCGTGAATCCCTGTCTTCTAATAAGAAATTTTCGGATCTGTTGAGGGTACGTGGGATCACCGTCCCCATGAAAACATCCCCCGCTACGGGCAAGTCCATCCCTGCGTTGGGTAAAAAAGATTCAGGGTTCATCGACCTTCAGAACATGGACGACCCGTTCGTACAGCTTTTGTGTTCTGTCCGCCTTGGAACTAAATCCACGATGGAGGAGGGCCGGATCGAGAACTTCATCGCCATCGCCCAAAGAAACAAAGGCAAGCTGCCTATCCCGCTGTTTTACTGTGGGGCGCATACGTCGCGCTGGGGTGGCGGGGATCAGATTAACTTGCAAAATTTACCGAGCCGAGATCCTAAAAAGAAAGCTCTAAAGAATTCTATGGTGGCACCGCCCGGTCATGTCGTCATTAACTGTGACTCTTCACAGATTGAGGCGCGTGTACTGGCATGGCTTGCAGATCAGAACGACATCCTAGAAGCATTTAGAAATAAAGAGGATGTGTATCGTTTAATGGGCAGTAAGATTTACAAGAAAAAACCGGAAGAAATTACAAAGGAAGAACGCTTTCTTTCCAAGACGGTTGTGCTTGGTTGCGGGTTTGGAACCGGAGCGAAAAAACTTCGCGCTGAGTTGAAGTCTGCTGGCGTTGAGAAGACCGAAGATGATTGCATTGAGATCATCAAGGTTTATCGGGAATCAAACTATAAGATCAGAGCGTTTTGGTACGAGGTCCATGAGGCTCTTAAGGCCATGAACAATGAGAAACCGTGGGGCTTCAGTAACAAGGGGTGTCTACGGTTCTTTGGTACTAATGCTATTGAGTTACCTAGCGGGTACAAGATTAGGTATCCCGGCCTGTCTAGCGTCACGGAAGCAGATGAAGTTAAGTATTCTTATGTAAGCCGTAAGGGTAAAACCCCCCTGTGGTTCGGCACCATAGTTGAGAATGTGGTGCAGGGGTTGGCACGGTGCGTGGTTGCTGAACAGATGCTGAAAATCAGTAGGCGGTACCGGGCCGTATTGACCGTGCATGATGCCGTGGTGGTAGTATGCAAGGCCGAAGAACGGGAAGAAGCCGTGCGATACATCGAAGAGTGTATGTCTACGGCACCTAGTTGGGCAGAGGGTCTGCCCGTAGCTTGTGAATCCGGATGGGGATTGTCTTATGGTGATACGTGAAACTGAGATCGTAGATTACTCAGAAAGCATCCTAAAGATGCGCCGATATGTAAGAGGGTTTGAGGAAGCTGTGCTTCGTAAAGACTGGGACTTTGCAATTGAATTATCTACCCTACTTACGGTAGAATCGAGATTACTCAAACACCAAGTAAAGCTCCTTGCAGAAAATGACGGTATCCCCTATCAAGTGGAGCTTCAGCAGTCTTAAGCTGTTTGATAACTGCCCGAAGAAATACTATGAGATCCGCATAGCCAAAAACTTTGAGGACTCCCCCGGCGAAGCGGCTCTTTACGGAACCGAGTTACATACAGCAGCCGAGGAATATGTGCGCGATGGAAAGCCCCTGCCCAAGGGGTTTTCTTTTATGCAGAGTCAGCTTGATAAGCTGATTGATATCGAGGGGGAAAAGCTTTGCGAATACGAGATGGCGCTAAAGGCAGACCTGTCCCCGTGCGCGTTCGATGACCCTGAATATTTTTGTAGAGGGATCGCGGATCTTGTCGTGCTTAACCGCGACAAGGGAAAAGCATTTATTGTTGATTACAAATCCGGCAAGTCAAGGTATGCTGATACGAGTCAGCTAGCCCTGATGGCATTCATGCTGTTTAAGCACTTCCCCGAGATTGATACGGTCAAGGCTGGATTGCTATTCACGGTTGAGCAAAGCTTCATCAAGGCGAAATACGAACGTGAGGAAATGAAAGAGTTGCCCTCCCGTTTTGTAGAGTCTTTGACCAAGCTTACTAACGCGATGCGTTATGGTGTCTTTAACCCTAAGTCGTCCGGTCTATGCGGGTTTTGTCCAGTGGAGAGCTGTGCCTATTGGCGACCCAAAAGACGGTGATATCATGCCGCCATGCAGCCGAAAAAGATTCTAACTCCTGAACAGCAGGCGAAAATGCTGGCCGCTCGCATTGCGGCACCGAAGAAGCGGATGGATATACGGATCAGTCAGGAGTCCAAGGCCGACACGCTTGAGGTTCTTGACGGGATCAGCGAAGAAATAAAAGAGCAGTTGGAAGTAGTTAAAGATGATGTGGTTACGATTCACAAGATGGTGACCGCACTGGATAGGGCAATCTTCAAAAACGATTGGGGAAAAGTTTCGACTATATCCGCAGCAATTCAGGCGTTCTCTTTGAATATATCTAGACGCATTGAATCCTGTTCCACTCAAGCTAGGGTAGCCAACAAAATGCTGGCGGCGATAAAGGTTAACGAGGATGCTTAAGCGTCTGTGTTTCTTAGTTGTATTGGCTGGATGTGGAAGCGATGACCATCAACCCCCCGTACCCTCTGCGCCCCCTGCGCCTCCGTCAGAACCTGCCCTCGTTGTAGTCTCAGAAAATCCGGTACGGCTCGAAATCGAAACCAAACCCAAACCCGCTAAAGTAATTACGGGTGTCGAGATTGATCTAAAGAAATATAGGTACAAGTACCGTTACGAAGACGAAGAAGAAGATAAAGAAGACGACGATACTAAGAAGAATCTGAACAAGAAAGACTGACATGCCATACACCAAGTCGCCCCGCCCCTATAAACACGAATGGGAAATGGAGCAAAAGCGGAATGAGAAACCTGCTAGGGCCGCACGGGCACGGTCACGCAGGGCTATGGATGCGAAAGGCGTTGACAGGGATGGTAAAGTGATCGACCATATCGTCCCACTGAGTAAGGGTGGTAGTAGTGGCGCGGGTAACTTGCGTTTGACTACACGATCCAAGAATGCGTCTTTCAGTCGCAACAGCGACGGTAGCGTTAAGAAGAATACTCCGAAGAAATAGTTTTATCCATCCGGTACCGTGTTAGGCGGGTAGTGGAAGTACCGGAGCCGCAAGGGCTTTAAACCCCGTCAGTCTAGCGGGTCGCTTTTTGAGTCCTCCTTAGAGCCTCAATTAGTAGCTCCCGACCGTCAGGCTAGATAGGAAGTAGGGTGAACGCGCAAGTCGTGTTCGCCCTATTAGCCTTTGTATTTGCTTTTAAATAAGCCCCGGTTTACCTACTAAATACCGACTAACCTAAATAAACTAATCCATGAAAATAGTTAATAACAAGGGGCTTCTGATCCGGACGCATAACCCGGAGAAGATCGTATCCACTATCCCGCGAAGTAAGGTGCTGTCAAAACTGGATCACCCGAAAGGACCGATGTACGAGATGCTGGTCTATTGGGGGTATGACGAAGCAAGGGTATTAAAGAATCTAGGCTACAGCAGAACACCTTCACCCATAGAAGGTAAGTACGAATGGACAGGGTTTCACAAACCCTTCGCCCATCAAAAATCCACAGCCGCTTTCCTCACCATGCACGATAGATGCTTCGTGTTCAACGAGGCTGGAACGGGTAAGACTTCCGCAGTGATATGGGCAGCGGACTACCTTATGAAGATAGGTAAAGTCAGGCGGGTTCTTGTGATATGCCCGTTGTCTATTATGAATTCTGCATGGGCTTCCGACCTATTTAAGGTGGCCATGAACCGCACTGTGCAGGTGGCCTACGGCGAGGCCAAGACTAGAAAGGCTATCGTCAGCGGAGAAGCTGAGTTCGTAATCATAAATTACGACGGTGTAGAGATTGTCCAAGACGAGATCGCTAATGGTGGGTTTGATCTTATCGTCTGTGATGAAGCCACCGCGCTAAAGAATGTATCGACTAGGAGGTGGCGCACGATTGCGGGCATCCTCAAACCCCACACAAAACTTTGGCTGTTGACGGGAACCCCCGCTGCACAGACCCCGCTCGATGCGTTCGGTCTAGCTAAACTAATTTCCCCTTCTCGGGTGCCCCGCACCAAGGGTGCATGGCAGGACATAACCATGCAGAAGATTACGCAGTTTAAATGGATACCCAAACCTCAGTCGCGGGATCTAGTCTATCAGGCGTTACAACCCGCTATTCGATTTACAAAGGCGCAGTGCCTAGACCTACCTGAGGTCATGTACCTGATGCGGGATGTTGAACTTACCGCGCAGCAGAAGCGATATTATGAAACGCTTAAAAGCCAAATGCTCTTTGAGGCTGCGGGTGAGGAGGTGTCCGCAGTGAATGCGGCGGTACAGATTCAGAAGTTGCTACAGATATCGGGTGGTGCTGTCTACTCCGATGACAGAGAGGTACTGGAATTCGACGTATCAAACCGGCTAAATGCTTTACAGGAGATCCTTAACGAGACAGAAAACAAAGTCCTAGTGTTCGTGCCATACCGGCACACGATTGATGTGATCGCAAACTATCTTACTAAAAATAAAATTAGCGTCGATGTAATCAACGGAGATGTATCCGTTGGGAAACGTACCGATATCTTCAATCGGTTTCAGACGCAAGCTGACCCGAAAGTATTAGTGATCCAGCCTCAGTCGGCTTCGCATGGGGTGACCCTGACCGCTGCGGATACGGTCGTCTTTTGGTCGCCTGTAGTTGCACTGGAAACCTACCTTCAGTGCATCGCTCGCATCGACCGGGTGGGACAGAAGAACAAGATGACCGTGCATCACATACAGGGATCAGAAGTGGAACGCAAGATTTACCGGGCGCTCATGGACAAGAAGAACCTGCACTCGGAGCTAACTGATATGTATAGAAATCTCAAAAGTGTATAAAGCTACAAAACTGAAACACTTAGGTTTGACTCTACCCTATTGTCGGGTTACAATGTACATCCTTCAACGCAAACGGAGCTTACAGTGGAGAAAGAAAAAGCAAGCGTGTCAGTAGACAGGCTCATCAAGATTTACCTTAAGATTCGGGACGCCCGTCTTGAGGCGAAGACGAAGTTTGAAGACGAAGATGAGAAGCTTGGCAAGCAGTTGATGGTGGTGCAGAACAAGATTCTTGAGTTCTGTAAAGAGAGTGGGCTGGATTCGGTTAAGAGTACGTTCGGTACTGCATCACGGACGGTTAAGTCTAAGTATTGGACGAACGATTGGGATTCGTTCCGTAAGTTTGTTAAGGAGAACGACGCGCTGGAATTGTTTGAAAAGCGCATACACCAAGGAGCTATGAAGGAGTTTATGGATCAGAACCCGGATGTAATTCCCCCCGGTATTAACGTGTCGCATGAATATGCGGTTGTAGTTAGGAGAGCAAAATGAGTATCAGTGAATACAAGTTGTCTTTCTCTGTAGAACCGGACACATTTGCAGTCAAAGTTTCTGACACAGGTGGCGAAAAATTTAAGGCATTCTCTTTTGAATATAATGACGACGGGGGAGAATTATTTTTGACTTCAGAGGCAGGATATCTTTGGTTTAATAATCTTGAAGAATTTTCCGAATTCACTGAAGCCATGACGACGGCTGCAAAAAACGCTTTCGCACAGAAACAACCCAAGGAATAATAATGAGCGAAATTACTCTGTTTAAAAATAGCGGAAACCTCCCCGCCTATCTCAAGAACATTGAGTTGGATGCGGATACCCTTGCCATTGCTGGCGGCGGTAGTAGCTTTAAGCGGATCAGTATCCGTGGTGGTGTGTTCCGTATGGTTGTCGGTGGCAAAGAGATCGCCACTAAAGAAGGTCGGTCGCTCGACGTTGTGGTGGTTCGCGCAGCGCACAAGCCTAGCCGTACTTTCTACGCTGAGTCGTACCGTGAAGGCGAGAAGCTTGCCCCGTCCTGCTGGTCTACGGACGGCACTAAACCCGACGAAGGTGTAGCCAACAAACAGTCGTCAACCTGCGCTAACTGTCCTCAGAACATCAAAGGTTCGGGCAACGGCGAAGGCCGCGCCTGCCGGTTTAGTCGCCGGATGGCAGTGGTACTGGCAGACGATCTGCAAGGGGATATTTATCAGTTTGTGATCCCGGCTACTTCTATTTTCGGTGCTGGCGAACCCAACAAGCTGCCGTTCGAAGCTTACGTTCAGTTGCTTAAAGCCCACAACATCCCGCTGGGTGCCGCAGTTACTGAAGTTCGGTTTGATACGCAGGCTACTGGACAGAAGCTCCTCTTCCGTGCGGTTAAACCGCTTGAGGAAGGTGAACACGAAATCATCAAGGCCCGTGGTGAAGATCCCGCCGCGCTGGCAGCGATTCGTATGAGTGTCGCGCAGACGGATAAAGTTCCCGCTGCACCTAAGCAAGGCTCGCTCTTCTATTCTAAAGAAGAAGATGTGGAAGACGCTCCTGTTAAGAAGCCGTCGAAGCCCGCCGCCCCCGTACCGGCACCGAAAGGGGATAGCGTTGAAGATGTACTGGACAACTGGGATGACGAAGAATGAAGAACGCTACTTTTGCTAATAAAACCAAGGCCCGGATCGAAGCCCTTCCCGACGTTGCGGAAACCTTCCGGGCGCAGATCAATATTGATCTTGCTAAGACCGCACTGAAGGCAAACGTGTCACCGGGCAGTCTGTCCAATATCTTGGGCGTGACTAGGGCATCTGTGCATGGGTGGCTCAACGGCAAAAGGATCGGTCGTTCTAACGCTGTGGACGTTCTGCTTCTGACTATGGCTTTCAAGGAGGATCTTGCGAAGGGTATCCTGCCCAAGACTTCTAAAGAAGCACGGCAGTCGTATGAGTCGTTTTTTAGTTCGTCGGATTTTTTTGAAAAGACTCTGACTGAGAAGCTAGATATCTTAAAGGTATCTGACCTCAATTTGGAACGGTGGTTGTTGGGCAGGGACTAACAATGTAGAGTGGCAATCCAGCCATGTGATCGGTACGGGAGGGCGCAGAAATGTGTCCTCCCCTTTTTTCGGAGCTAGAGGTGCGCGAGTTCTATCAGGCGGTGCTGCCAACGGTAGGGGACTATTTTGTAGTAACAATAGAAAAAGCCAACGGGAAAGGGATAACAAGACAGAGGAAGGTTAAGGACGCTGAGGAACTGCTTGCCGCCATCGACGGCAGTAAAGAAAGAAATAACTACAATACTTATTATGCTGTTGGTGGTTTTGGCGACAAGAAGAAAACCAATTACGCCGGTAAAGAAGTAGACAGTCGGGCCGCAGATAACTGCCTGTATTTCCGTGCCTTCTATCTTGACCTAGACTGCAAAGGGGACGACAAGTCCTACGCAGATAAGCAAGCGGCGCTGCTTGCACTCAAAGATTTCGTAAGCAAAACCAATTTACCTAAACCCGTACTTGTAGATTCAGGTAACGGTATTCACCCCTATTGGCCGCTTGATCGTGATATCGACAAGGCTGAGTGGGTAAGCACGGCTTCGGTGTTTAAGGATCTGTGTTCCAAGCTGGAATTTACTAATGATCCGACGGTGGTCGCTGATGCTGCCCGCATCATGCGTTGCCCTGATACTAATAACTGGAATACAGAAGATGGTACGCCGCGCCGCACCAAACTACTGACCCCAATCAAGACATTTAACTACGAGGAAATTAAGCAAAAGATTCTTGACGCCGCTGAACAGGCTGGTGTCAGCAAGCCCGCTTTCGACTTCACCGGATACATCCGGGTACAGGAAGATGATGAGGAGCTTCAGGAATATGTCCGGGCGAAATACGAAAATTACGAAACTAAATTCCGTAAGATCCTCATGCTTAAGGATGAGGGCTGCGCTCAGATAAATCATATTGTGGCTAACCAAGCCACGATGGATGAGCCGAGGTGGCGGGCGGTGCTGTCAATTGCACAGGTGTGTGATGACCGCAGTAAAGCGATTCACCTTATCAGTAAGAATCATCCTGAGTATGACTACGACGAAACGGAACGGAAAGCCCATGCCACTAGAGGCCCCTACCGGTGTGAAACCTTCGAGAGTATCGACGCGGGTAAATGTGAGGGTTGCATCCACAAAGGTCGGTTTTCCAGTCCTATAGAGTTAGGACGGCAGCTTAAAGAACCGCAGCCGGTAGTAGATGAGCAGGGTCAGGTGGTTAAGGAACGCGAAGCGTTTCCTCCTGAGCTTTACCCGTTTGTCCGTGGTCCCAATGGTGGCATCTTCTTTCAGCCTCCCCCTGAGTATGATAAGGATACTAAGAAAAAAATAGCAGCGGAACCTTACCTAGTCTATCCATACGACATTGAAATCTACGACCGGCTGTACTCTAAACATTCCGGTGAGAACATAGCCCTTAACATCCACCTGCCGCTGGACCCTGTAAGAGAGTTCTATGTTCCGCTGAGTGTGACCAATGCCGGCGAAAGATTCAAAGAGGCTATGTCATCCAAAGGTGTGGTGGTTGCTAATAAAAATTACTGGGAACATCTTATGTCTTACACGAACAAATGGGCTGCGTATTTGCAGTCCGTTAAGAGACTTAGTGTGCTACGTGACCAATTGGGCTGGTCAGAAGACGGCGAGTCTTTTGCTTTGGGGAATACAGAATACTTTAGGGACGGGACAGAACGCCCCTGCCCGCCATCCGATAGCACTAGGAAGATTGCTAAATACTTTCACCCCAGTGGCGATTTTAAAACTTGGAAGAAAGCTTTTAATCAGTTTGCAAAGCCGGGGTTTGAGAACCACGCGATATTCGCATTGTCAGGATTTAACAGCCCGCTGATGCGGTTAGCCAATATTCACGGCATCACCCTAGTTGCATACGGTGAGCTTGCTGGTACTGGAAAGACTATCTCCATCAAAGGCGCACTGTCAATTTGGGGTGATCCCACCGAACAGTTAGTTACATCGACTACAGAGAACGCCCGTATTCAGAGGATGTCGGTACTCAACTCCCTGCCTTATGGCAGTGACGAACAAACGAACATCATGCCTGAGGCGCTTTCTAATTTTATCTATGCCGGCTCTCTTGGGTCGAACAAAGTACGCATGAATGCGTCAAGTAATACGGAGAGGGAGGATCTGCCCATCTTCCATACGCATAGCATGATGAGTACGAACGAAGATTTTTATCAGAAGCTTAAGAGTCACCGGGCTGATCCTGAAGGTGAGTTCGCCCGCTGTATTCAGATAGAGTTTCACATGCCTCCGACCATGAGTACCGATTGGGCTAGGGAACATCTTGAACCCCTCAATGCCAATTGCGGACATGCTGGAATCACTTTTATTAAGTATGTAGTCTGCAATGTCGAGGCTATTAAAAAGCGTATCGAAGAAAACTGCCGCCGGTTTAGTAAGGACTTCGATGCTCAATCTAAGCACCGCTATTGGGTTAACTGGGTGGGGACATGGTTAACAGGTTCAGAGATATCAAAAATGCTCGGCCTGCATGACTATGACATTGAGCATACGTACCGGTATCTGCTTAAGAAACTTCGGGCTATTGAGCTTGAGAACGCGGGCAAGATCGGGGAAGCCTCTGATGTTCTTCAGGCATTTATCTACAGCAATACAAGCAACATGCTGGTCGTGGATTCGACCGCAGACTTGAGGAAGACCCCGAGTTATATCCCGGCTCGTATTCCGCTAAGTTTCAAGGGGCTGGTAATGCGGGTAGAACCTGATGCGGATCGTCTGTATGTTATTCAGTCCGCGCTGCTTGAATACCTCAAGGAGAAAAAGTTTAGTTCTAAGAGGTTTGAAGAATCCCTGCTTGCCAGTAATACCATGCTAGGTCCACCGAAAAAAGTACGCATCGCCCGTGCATGGGGTAGCGCCCCTCAGACTCCTGTGACCGCTTATACATTCAATATCAAAGTGGATATAAATAACGTTAACGATGATACGGAGTGAGTGGCTATAATGTTCGCGGAGCCTGAATGGGCATTCCCATTCATGGGAATGGAACCGGGGGATTCTTTTTGTATACCGACCAATAACCCGGACTACATGAAGCAAGCAATAAAGAAAGCCGCTAAGAACTATGGCATTGATGTGCTTGTTAGAACACGGGTAGAAGAAGGCGTCCTTGTAGTCCGGTGCTGGTTAGTAAAGAGTAACGACGATGAATGAACGAATGCTAGAGCGCGTGGAAGAAAACATGCGCGAGCTTATTGAACAACAAGCGAAAACAATCGGGAGATGGCCGAGACTGGATCGCTGTGGTAGCTGCCACTATTGCAGTGAGGCGGTCAAAGGCGATAAGTTATTTTGCGGGTCGGATTGCGCGGCTGATTATGAGTACGAACAGAAGACCCTTAAAGCACAAGGCCGCTAAGGTAACTAGCATTGTTAGCAGAGAAGAAGCCAAGGCATTAAAGGTTTCTTATTATTTCACTGGCAAACCTTGCAACCGGGGGCATCTATCCCCGAGGAATGTCAGTAACCGAGCGTGTGTAGATTGTTTGCTGATATGGAGAAATGCAAACCCGCACGCTCATAGGAAAAGCTCCGCGAACTGGAAGAAGAACAACGCGGGGCATAACAGTGCGATCATGGCAAAAAGGCGGGCCGATAAACTTCAGCGAACACCCGCTTGGATGACTAAAGAACAGCTAGCCGCTATCGACAAACTATACAAACAGGCGGTATGGCTGACAAAAATAACCGGGGTTAAGTGGCATGTAGACCATATCGTGCCACTCAAAGGCAAGAACGTATCCGGACTTCATATCCCCGACAATCTTCAAGTTATCCCGGCATTGGAGAACATAAAGAAGGGGAATAGACTAGCTACTCTCAAGCGGGCCGCTAGACGTAAGAAGTGAGATGGTCTTCACCATCGACGCTGGAATCTCAGTGACATGGGCATGCGCCCCATCCGTCAGAGTCGTTACTAGCTGGACCCACTCTTCATCTTGGTGAACAAGAAAACCCATTGATGCACATAGGTGCAGCCCCTTCTTCTTAGGGGGCATGGGCTTATCTCCGTCCTGCCAATGCGAAGTCGTGCTAAACGCGGCATCCACCCAAGTGACAAGCACCATCGGGATGTCTTTGCTCTTCCGTCGGATCACCATAAACCATCGCTTTTAGCTAGTCCGCGAGCATCCACTGGGACTCTTCCATTATTGATCGCATTGCTTGTTTTTGACGGATGCGATTGTCGTCAAGCCTCTCTTTACGCGCTCTCTCATTTAGCCCTGATTTCGGGGATCTAATAAAGTTTGATTCTTTGTAAAGCGGGTCGAGTCTGTTTTTAACTGCGTTGTTATAATATTTTACAGCCGATTCATGGCCCGGATTCTTTTCTAAATATTGCGCGTAGACTTCGGGATCACGTTTCTTGAACGTGTTAACGGCGTTTTCAATGCGCTTCATCTCGGTTGAAAATTCTTGAAACCGTTTATTGTCTTTAGAAGCTTCGGTACCGATAAACCCTTTGACGCCCGGAATGTCTCTTGCAGTAAGTTCCTTATCACCTTTGGCGGTCCTAATCAGACCATCAACATCTGACATAACCCCACTGAGTCCGCTAACATAGTTGCTCAGGATGTGGTGAACAAAACGCGGCGACAAGTCTACTTCGTACTTCCGGTACATATCTTTTGTAAAATCCTCAATCCAGTCGGGGATGTCCCTGCCAGTAACGTAAGCTTGTGCGTAACGGGACGGACCCTCTCTAAAGATAGGCATCTCTAAAGAGTTCATATTGAAGGCGGTCTGTCCTATTGGCCTGAGCGTAGAGGGCAAGATACTATCAACTAAGAATGACGCAAAGTTCTTGACACTCTTCAAGGGGTCGATCTGCGATACGGGCAAGGGCAAGAAAGATTCTCTAAGGATCTTCTGAGTATTGTTAACGTATTCCAACCAAGTTTGCGAACCGCTGGCAGCTTTGGCAGCTTGATACCCCACTGCGGCAAAACCACCAATACCGTAACTCCAAGGAATTTGGACTGGGTTTTCCATGCCCGGAATGTAGATACGCAACCTACGGACGGACCTGTCTCCGTCATCTTCTTGTACTCGGTTACGTCCTTCCTCGTCATCGTCAGAAAGTTCTCTAGTCAAAAAGAACAGGCTAGCGCCCAGTCCTGCTGCAAACACAGCGGTTTGTTTTCCATACTTTCCACGGGTGATAGAGTCAATCGCTCTTGTTGCGCCGATTGCACTAGGACGGAAGAATGTATACGCCGCGCCCAGTCCCCGCCCCCAATCCCCTGATCGTTCAAAGTTAGCAAGTTCTTTTGAATTCACCGCAGCTTTATTTGGCGGGAGGCCCTGTGCTTTAAACACGCGATAGGCGGCAACCCGAGTGGTGATGTCAAGTGAATCAGTTATCAGACCGATAACATCGTCAATGGCGCGACCCGACACGGTAAGCGGGTTTCTAGACAGGCGGCTTTCAAGTTGTTCAAGCTGGCTCTTGGAACTAAATCCAGAACTAAAACTAATCTTGCCACCTTGCTCAAGCCATTCCAGTGCATCGGCATACCATGAACCGGGCTTTTCAGCTAATTTCCGAATCTCATCAATGCGGCCCGTGTTATACAAATGGGCGAGTCTTGCCGACTTAGCAAACCCTTTCGTGGCTACAACGTCATACGCCATTCGCCCAATATATTTGGCACCAGCGACAGGGCTGTCGGCGCTAATGTTAAACCAGTTAGTAATAACATCATAAAAGAACCCAACCGGCCACCACGATGGGTTATAGCGGGTCATGAACGAACCCTGAAGTCTCGTAGCGGTGCTACTAGCCGAAAGAACACCTTCAACAAACGGGTGCAGTTTTGTATATGTGCCCCGGATAGACGTAGCTAGTTTAGTATTTTTAATCTCTATCGCATGAAGGTCGCCGTTGTCGGCGTAGTGATAGATGACGTTATCTTCCCGTGGCGGGTTAGCATCCTTGAGAACACGGTCTTGGTAAGAGATGGTTTTAATATCCCCTTCCACTTGCCCATTCTTCACCAAGTTATACACAGCCTTAGTTACATCCCCCTGAGGTACACGGGCTGCGGCTTTAACCGATTCGGCAAAAGAACGAAGAAGCACATTTTCAGGAGCGGAGATACGACCCTGCGTGGCTTTCTCTACTTGGGCCATCTCACCACTGACGTTAGTTACGTCATAATAGTTTGAGGCTTCGTCAGATTTTTCTGACTCCGGAGCGCCACGGAACGGAACATAGTGTTTCCAGCCCCGAGCATTGATGAGGTTCTGAAGTCCTTGGCTACCGTAGTTAGCCTTACGGTTCAGGTCAATCGTGACTTTGTTCAGTTCCTGCTGGGTCTTCTCAGCAAGTTTATACAGTTTGGCAAGTTCAGGGTCTTCTTTAAACTGGTCCTTAAACTGCCCAAGGATATTGGCAGCTTCCTCGCTAGACAGCCTACCGTCTACGCCGTTCTTATCCTTCATACCCGTGACAGAAAATTCGTCACTACTAATATCTTTTTCTTGGGCAACCCTGTCATCGCGGACAAGCTCCACCCACTCATCGTAAAGCTTACGGGCTTCTTTTACACTAAGCTTGTTATCCTTTGACAACGCCTCACGGATGTTGTACCGACGCACTTCGTTGTGTGGCTCAAGGCTGACGGTGCGAATAAACTTATCGAGCCTGCGCTCAGGCTCATGCAGAACCGTGAAGTAACTGTTAAGAGAATCGAACACCTGCTTAACGTCGCTACCTTCACGCTTAGCAATCGCATCGACAATCTTGTACTGAAGGTCTTGTAGAGGCTTGACCCTATCCATAACAAGGAAAGTAGTCCTACCGGAAGACGCAGTAAGCGCAGAATCGACCGCGTTGAAAGCCTTGTCAGCAGTGTCAAAAACGAGCTTGCCAGCTTGGGCAAGTTTGTACTCAAGGTCGGTTACGATCCGACGCGAGTCCGCAAGCTTACGGATGACTAAACCTGTCTTACCCTCGGTAAGATTGATAACATTACTAATAGCAGCTTGCTTTTCTGCGGCTAGTTTTTCTTTCTTCTTTTGCAGACCTTCTTGGCGTTTACTCAGCTTCTTAGGTTCACGGACCGGACGCCCAATCTCTATATCCTTTCCAGCAATACGGAAGGTACGCGCCTTTTTCTCAGGTGCGTAAGAGACTTCTTTACCTTTAACCTTCGCAGTGGGGGTAGAAAGAAGCGACTCAATCTCGCTGACGGATCTGAGGAAGAGGCTGTTTTGTTCAGCGATTGGGATGTTAAGAAGCTTTGCAACCGTCCGCGCAAAACTACCAAGGAACGTAAACGGCTTCGTCGGAACTTTGACTTGACGCATCTGAGCCTGAAGCTCAGGGTTACTCATTACCTCAGCAGCAAACTCTTTCAGAGGTCCAATATCAAAGTCCGCACCGAACTTATCAACCGCAAGTTTATGAAGAGCCTTAAGCTCCTCTAGTGCCCGCTTCTGGTTAGCGTTAAGTTTACCGGGGTTGTCGATGGCGTGGTCAATGTAGGCATGGACTGCCTCATGCAGCAGAACATCTTCAGTAACTTTATCTTTGTCTAGAGTAATAGTATTAGTCTTCGGGTCGAACTTACCAGCGCGACCATCTTCTACTTTTCCAAACACTACGCGGGGAGGGGTACCAATCCCTGACAACAACTCCGCAATAGCACCGCGAACGGCTTTACCACCGCTGCGCGTACCTTCATAACTTTCAGAAACACCCTTAAGCATCTCTTGCAAGTTAAGTTCTGTTTCCGGTTTTACTTCCCGTTCCTCACCCCTACGGGCTTCCAATCCAGCATCAGAGGTTAGGCGTCCCGCTGCTTTATCAGCAGCGGCTACATTTTCTTTTACCTTACCCACAGCCTCATTGAGCTTTTTAGTGGCATCAGGTCCAAGGGCCTTCTCTACGTAGACCCGTGCAGACTTTGAAAGCTTTTTCTGCTTAGCGCCAACGGAAGACGGTTGCGCCAACTCATAGGCGAGGTACCGGAAAACATCTTTAATAGTGGCACTAGGATTGACCTTCTGCACACCAGCGGCGTAGGCATGGATGGCTTGCTCTTCAACGGTTCGTTGCGAACCGGGCTTGCTCATCACATCGTTAAGCTTACGGGTAGCCCTGTAGTAGTCGAGGTCAAGCTCGGGTACTTGATTGAGGTTTACACCTCGCGCAGACTTAGCCACCTCCTGTGATCCGGCAGAGGGGGCGGATCTAGGAATAGAAAAAGTTTTAAGGGCCTCATCCGACTCGCGCTGCTCACGCTCTATCCGCTGCGCCTTAGTTTCACGCTTGGGTTTTATAGGAGCGGGTTCGACCGGAGCCTCAACCTTAACTTCAGGAGTAGGCTCAACTTTCTCTTCAGCAACGGGAGCTTTCTCTTCAACTACGGGAGCCTCTTCGGTCTTAACCTCAGGGGCAGGCTCGACTGGAGCCTCGGCTTTAACTTCAGGGGCCTCTTCAACTTTAGCAGCGGGCTGCTCCTGAATTACTCCCTTACCTTCAAAAGCTTGGGCAAAAGCATCAGATGCTTGCTGTTCCGGTGCCCGTGCGGCAATAATCTTGTCAATAAGACTTCTAGCGCCCATCGCGCCATTTGCCGAATCTGCCCTTGTGCTAGGCGTAAGCCCTTCGTTAATAAAGTTTAGCGTCTGCGCGTATTCTTCGTTGACAATAGGAACGTCACTACGACCCCGCATGTCCCCCAAAGTTCTGTCAAGTTCTTGGGCAGCTTCTTTAAATTCCGGTACACCGTAGTAGCTAGCGATCTGTTGCTCAGATCCTTTGTTGATCCAGCCGTCTTCTCCGATTCCAAAGATCGGATACCACTTACCTGCCTCGACGCCCTTCTTGCCCGCCTGTCCACTACTAAGGTAAAACGGAACTCTTTGTCCGTTAACATCCACAACAGTGATGTAGCGATCATAGTAGTTAACTACGGGTGATGCGGTTTCTCCCCAAATAGCATTACCGGATTCATCTTTAGCTACACCGCCATCAGCACCACGGCGAGGACGCAATACTGGAATCGGAAATGCATTCAGTGAACCAAACTTCGTTCCTTCTCCTGTAGGAGAAACTGCAACATCGCTGACAGGCTGAGCCATTCCAGCGGATGCAGGTGTTTCAACCGCGCTGGCACCGGGCATCCCCGTGGGGCCTCCAGCCACTGCCACGCTAGACTGATCTCTTCCATCGAGAGGGGCTGATGGTCGGATTCCTGCCGCATCTTGTTCCGCCTTATCTAGAAAGTCTTTTATTGCTGTGACGCGATCAACGTCAGAACCTTCTTCAGGAGTTATCAGCCCCGTTTTTGCAAGTGTTTCTCCCGGCTTGGGAGCGGGGCGAGGCTGAATAGTAGGACGCGCAGTGGTTTCGTCAACCCCTTCCTCAGGAGCGCCCCCCTGCGGGATGATTCTATTTACTTCAGCTTCCAGCCCTTCGGCGGCGGGTCCAGCCCTACCCGGAAATACAGCACCTGCTACTGCACCAGCACCGCCACCAAGGGCAGTAGACTCACCAATCGTGCGACCGACGTTACGGGTAAGAGGCGCTTCAGCGGCGATATTCTGCCCAACCTGTCCGGTAGTTGCTCCAGCGGTTTCGCCCGCAGCTTCGCCTAAGCCGGTAGTAGCAGCGCTTTTAGCACGGCCAGCAGGGGCACCGCCGAAGATTGTTTTCTCTATACCCGGAAGAACCTTAGATGCGCCAAAGGTTACCCCCGCCGTAGCACCCGCCACTGCACGGGCACGGGTGAGAGCAGTTTTCTGAGCTTGGGCTTTAGCTTCGGCTTCTGGTACGCCTGACTTTACGAGTTTTGTAAATTCGTTTTTAAATACTTCGTCGTAGGTTTCTTTACCCGAAGAAGCGCCTTCTTGTATAGCGCCTTGACCCAAAGCGACATTAGTGCCAACTTTTTGGGCAGAGGCTTTAGCGGCGGCGGTTCTAGCGGCGGCTTCAGCGCCTTCTTTCGCAGCTTGCTTGCCAACGGCACCGAGTCCAAGTTTCCCTACAAAGGTGGCATATGCCGTAGCGCCACCCGTCAACAGAGCCAAAGCAACATCGGGAGCGAGTTCACCGACCTTCTCAATAAAAATAGAAGGATTGCTTCCGTACTGCTTAAAGACTTCCCCTACTTGGGGGAGGATGCCCTGCTTTCCCGCTTCTTCAACCGCCTGATCTATGGTAGCCCGTTGATAAGTAGAAGTAGGGGTTCTTAATTTACCCGCGTATTCTTGAAGATTCTTTACAGTACCCGCAAGCGGCGGGTTTTCGTAGTCACCAGTAACTACGCTATAAAGATTGGGAATAACACTCAACGTACTAGCAATTCCGCTAGTAAGTGTCGCCCCAGTCCTAGTACCAATATCCCCGATTTCAGCCGGTAGCTGCCCTTGCGCTACAAGCTTTCCAACAATGGCTCGTTTTGCTTGAGCGACGGGAACGTCATCAGGAATGTTTCTGATTACATCGCCGTTGGGAAGTGGCAGATCATAGGGCATATATGACTCTTAAGGCTGTTTCAACCAATTTTCCCAGTCTTTCGCCGAGGGCGTAGCCGGTTTAGGGGCAGCGGGAGTAGGGGGAGTAGCAGACGGCGCTCCAGTAGGGGCGGGGCCAATCAGTGATCGTGCCGCTTCCTCCAAGTAGTCTTCTTTCGCTTGTACAAGCGCATCATCCATAGACATGCCGGGATTTGTTTTTCTTAGTCTAGCCGCCCGAGGGTAAAGAGGCGATTCATCCTGCATGAGTCTTGCCACTACATCATCATACTTCTTCTGATCGGCGGCACCACCCCTTGCGCCCACTGCGTCCCTACGCGCAGCATTCATCCTAGCAACATCAAGCCTTGTCTGGTTGATACCTATTTGACGCGCATCCCTACCTTCTTCCCTGCGATCAAGCCCCAGCATCATAGCTACCTGACGAAGGCCACCGATCTCAGTATCGAAACTTCTCCCGGCTTCCCTGCGCTGGGAACGAATATCTTTAATAGTATCAGCCCTAGCTTTTTCCATGGCCTTAGCAATCTCATCGGCCTTTTCGTAGTTACCTTGAGAAAGCGCGAGGTTTTCTTTCTGGCCAAGATACTCAAGCTTCCTTTGGGCGTCTTCAAGCGAGGTAATTTTATCCAAGCTTTCACGATAGGGCTTATTAGCAATATTCATTGCTGGCCCGACGCTCCCCAAAAGACCCCCAAGACCGCGTTGTCTAGAACCCCCTATTGTATTTAAGAAGTCCGTCCAGCGGCGATCTTTAGCTTCCTTAGCCAATGCCTCCCGATTAGGGGCCATAGCGGTACGAAGTTTAGCAAGCTCTTCTAAGTATGGCTTTTGCAGTTCTTGACGGCGCTTATATTCCCTGTCGGTCATAGCGGCCCGCTCGGCTTCCGTCAAAGGAGCGGGAGACTGTCCGATATCCTCCATCGCCTTTTCATAGCGTTTTTTAACGGCGTCCTGCATTGCTATCAACTGATCCATACGGGACGGTGAGGCAGGTGCCTTCTCCGCTACTTGAGTCGCTGCGGTATTACCTGAACCTGTACTCGCAAAATCGCCGGAAGGCCGGGGCAAATTACCATCATTGTCCCGATACATATTACCTCGCGGACCGATACTACTGATACCACGGCGAGCTAATTCTATTGTGCTAGCTACTTTTTCCGGATATGCGCTATCCGTTGCATATCCCGCTGCTTTAATTTCCCTGCCGAATGCAGCGGGGTCATACATAGCCCCACGGGCTTTAGCATATTTAGGGCTGCTCATAAGCGACGCCCAATCTGACATAGATTCAGCAGGGCTGCTATACGACCTAAAATTGTCATTAACCGGAGTTAGCTTGCCACCGATTTCTTCCATCGTGCGGGCGGGGGCAACAGCCCCCTTCCATCCCGCTCCGGGTTTGACACCAAACAAATTATTAGAAGTGGTACCGTCGGGATTGCGCGGCAAATTGCGACCCCATCCAGTTTCCAGACCCGCTTGTCCAAGAATAACGTGAGAAGGAATTCCGGTTTTCTGCGAAATTTCGCTAGCATAAGGATACATTCTAGCCACGAAATCCTGCACATTGGCAGGTAAGGGCGGCTCTTTCTTTTCCGTGCCTTCTACTTTTTCGCCTTCTTTAAACGAGACAATACCGCCTTCTGCGGCGCGGAACATATCATCCCTAACAGGCAAAGCACCGATACCAGCCATACTCTCGGAGCGTGGTTGAGGAGTCTCAGACTGGATCTTCTGTTTTACCGCTTCTGCAATGCGGTCAACAATAGTCGTCGGCTGATTCGGGTTAGCATTGCCCTGCGCTTTAGCCTGACTCGCCTGAGCGTTAGCCTTTATGCCCGCTTGGTTCCGAAGTGCTAGTTCAATAGCACCGCGAGGAAACGGGCTGCGATCACCCATCGCTAGATACTTTTTAAGTAACTCTGTCGGGGCTGTAGTAAGCTCTTCAGGCGTCCTAAACATATCTATCTAACCTTACTTAAGAGCATTCTTGAGAAAGTCCAACCCACCAAGCTGGCCGAAAATATTAGCCGAAGCAGCTAGAGGATTAACAGGCTCATAATTTTGAGATTCTGTAACTGCGCTGTAGGCCGCAGGGGGCAAGGCGCTCATGATGCCCTTCTGGAAATTAAGATTCTCATACGGCTTTTGCTGCTGCATGAGGAATTCTTTGTAGGCGGCATCCAGCCCAGCTTGGTCAAGCGTCCGAGGCAAAGCACCAGCCTGCAATTGCGTACCCAAAATTCCTAACCCCGACTGATACCCCTGAAGGTTAGCTTGGTTCTGAGCGTACTGTTGTTGGAACGCAGCTTGGTTAGCAGCCTGATTAGCTTGATTCTGAGCGTACTGTTGCTGGAAATCAAACTGCCCAGCAGCTTGATTAGCTTGGTTCTGAGCTTGCTGAGTCTGCAAACCGAGTTGACCACCGGCAAGATTGGCTTGGTTTTGAGCCTGCTGTTGCTGAAAATTAAATTGACCGCCAGCAAGATTAGCTTGATTCTGAGCTTGTTGCGTCTGAAAGCCAAGGGCGTTTTCAGTATTAAACTGACCCATTCCAGCCCCGTAGGCACTCTGAAGACCCTTGGTCTGAATATCGTTCAGTAGTTGGGCGGTGTTCCGTTGCCTTTCAGCTTCGACAAGTCCATAACGTGAACCACCAAACGCCCCCACGCCCACGGCACCTGCCGCCTCTTTTTGAGCGTCAATGTCTGACTGCCTACGGGCCTCTCGCATCGCAATGTCTGTAACACCCTGCTGATAGGGCGACATATATTGCTGCATCCTATTAGGATCATTCCACGATTGCTGAGTGAACTGCGAGGGGTTATAGGACGCATTGAACTGCGTCGGGTTGTACGTGTTCGAAAACTGCGTCTGGTCGTATGACGCATTAAACTGGGAGGGGGCAAACGAGGTATTAAACTGCGTCGGGTTATACGCTTGCAGGCTACCGATACCACCAAGGGCCTGTTGCTCAAGCCCACTAAGACCCGCTACTCGATATGGAGTAGTTTGCTGAGCTTGGGCAGCTTGTTCCGCCCCGTATTGCTGGTACGGGTTTTGTGCTAGTGCAGAGGCATTCTCCAATAGATCCGTTACATACGGCTCCATCGTAGAGGAGATGCCCCCCTGCGTGGTCTTGGTAAAATCTACTGGCTGTGCGGTTGAGTCGATTGCCATGTCTGTTCCTTATACCGGAAGGTACTTCTCGGCCTTGATCTGCCGCCCCTGCCGGGGGTTGCCCGTGCGGGCATGGCGGATGCGATTCATCATGTCGTGGAGTTTCTTGGCACCGGCATTCGATGATCCGTTACCAATGTGGCTGACTACATCCGCAGGGATTACAAACTCACCATCTGCAAGGCGAGCTTCCTGAACGCCATCAATATTGGCCTTAATATTATCACTCATACCATCACCGGGGCCACGCAAATATCTGCCGCCAGCCTTGTACTCATTACGGGGCAACCCTGAGATACCACCGCCAGCAGCGGCTTTATAAATACGCTCGCCGGTAGCAGTGCTGTAGTAGGTCTGAGTCTTGGGGTCCCACCGCCGCGCTCCGGGGCTAGGGCCTTTACCGCCTACAGGTTTAAGCTCGCCGCGACTAGAACCCCGAGTTGAGGCATAACCAAGACCACCAGCAATAGCAAGCCTGAGAAGATCCTTCATCCAATTGGAATCAGTTGAAGTTGACGATCCGGGCGGCTTAGAATCTGAAGGCGGCTTGGAACCCGAAGGAGGCTTGGCTGAATCGGGCGTAGAAATATCGGGAGGTGGTTCGTTGTATTCCCAGTCTTTAAGGTCTTCCGCAGTTAACTGATCGGTATTGATACCGAGTTCGCCAAGTCCCCTTAGCGCAGCGGCGGATAACTCCTTAGACCCCGGAGGAAGTTTCGGAGCCGAAGGAGTGGACGGAGCAGAGGGGGCCGCATCGCTAGGCATATCTGGAAAATCCAACGTATTAGAAGGATCTGCCAAATTACTCGGTTCATAAGCGCCATCCGGCCCAAACAATTCGGAGTCGATTGAATCGTAGTAGTCCGTGGGGATATCGGGGGCTACGTCAGTGGGGATATCCGCTAGCTCAGCCGTATCTAGGCCGATATCACCTAAATCCGCATACTCATTTCCAAACCAATCCGACCCGATATCGGGGGCCGCATCTGAAAGACTAGCGATTCCACCCGTACCGGATATAGTTGATCCAGCAGGGCCATAAATCCCACCAGCGGTGCCGGGAGTTAACGCTGTGTTAATTCCAAGTTCGCCAAGGGCAGCAAGTTCAGCAGCACCCGCAGCACCGCCATAAATCCCACCAGCGGTGCCGGGAGTTAACGCTGTGTTAATTCCAAGTTCGCCAAGGGCAGCAAGTTCAGCAGCACTACCCGCAGCACCAGCACCGCTACCCATTGCCCCAAGAGTGCCTAAGCCATAACCCAGAGTACCAAGTCCTACGATAGAAGAAACAAGAGGTCTAAGTTCTTCCCAAGGACCTCTTTGTCGATTAAATTTTTGGCTTACACTGCCGTCAGGGTTGTAGACATTAGTGTAATAACCACTAGCTTGAGCCTCTTCATTAAAAGCCCGCTCTGGTTCATTGACGTAAAACTCTCTGATAGATCCATCAGGGTCGCGGATATACCCCTTATCACCCTGATAAATTACGTTTTCTTCATAGGAATACGGGTCAACCTGCCCCGCCCCACCCGTACCGCCACCTTCCGAAGTGGGGTCGGAGTACCAACCACCGCCTGTAATAGTCGTCGGGCCTTGGGCAGTAATCAGGTCGTTAAGAGACTGATATGTGCTAGGCGTATTTGCAGGGGGCGTAGCGGGAGCCGGTTGCGGAGCCTGTTGGGGGGCTGGTTGTGGAGCAGGGGCGGTTTTTTGTGCCGCTGCCTGTTGTGCCGCTTCAGCCGCTTGTAACTCAGCAAGGTAATCTTGCCAGCTTTGACCGTCGTAACTGCCTTCACCACCACCCATTTTTCACCTCTAAATATTTACGGCAAAGCCGATACAAAACTAAGTGTAGCAATCACGGACGCTGTTGAAGGCCGCACCGGACCAGTCTGCGCGTTAAAGTGCTGGAGACTTACAGAAACGTTAGTAGGTGCCCACAATATCTGAATATAGTCTTCAGCTTGTAGGGACAAAAAATAATTCCACCCAACGATACTATGTCCGCTAACGCCACCATGAGAATTAGGTACAGAGATAAACCCTGTAGACCCCGTAACGTCTGTAGCTGCGCCAACGCCGTTTCCTTGCCTAAGCCAAATGCTCGCGTCTTGTAACTGTGTATCCGTATTTACAAACTGGCCCGACCACTGCAAGTTGTAGATGCCGGGATTACTTACTTGGATCTTATTAGTTCCTACAACCGAAACACTATTAGCAAAGTCCGTTGTCTCAAACGCCATGAGCGTGGCAGTGTTAGCAGTGGCGGTCTGGTCAACGTAACTAGAAAACGCCCCGTAGGGAAATGACAGGAACTTACCCCCGCTAGTATCTAGCAGAGATGCAAAGATGTTATCTAGCCGTTCAAAGTACAGACGAAGGGCGTTATTTAGCTGATTCTGGTAAACATCATCCCACGATCTAGGCGGAGTGAGAAGCCTCGGAGCGAAGGTGCGCCCTAGCTTAGTTCTATCAATCGCTGCCATCTTAAAACTCTACGCGGTAGGCAAACACGATTAACGCTCCGGCAGTGGTAGCCATTGCATCTCTCGCATCAGGTGTGTGGGTTTTTCGGTTCCTGTTGTCATATGCCTCTTTAGCTACACCAGCAGCTACAGCCAACAAAAGCGCATGCTCAGGTTTATCCAACGGAACCGCTGCAATAGCCATACCCACAAGGAAGTGCAGCAGCTTATCCATTAAGACTTTCTACCATCAGGGCGGATGTCAATACGGGGGTTTCCAAGCTGCCACTGTGACCCAAGGGTGTTACTTTCGATCCTGAAAGCCATTTGACGGCCACGGAACCGCAAGAAAACCTGTTTTGTATACTGCTCAACAGGACTTGTAACCGCTTGAATGACTGACTCAGGAGACTCAGGTTTATAGGCCACACCGGGGTAGTCTCTCGGTTTAACAACGACTGTAACCTGCGGGGAATTTGACGTAGAACCACTAAAGGTCACATCAGGAATCATACGCCAACAGAAAGTCATCCTGTCGCCGTCACCGTCGAGGTCAAAATCCGCTGATTCGATGAATGCGTTAATAGCGACAGGGGTGCCTGTCGTATTGTCGTCGTTACCAGTTTCGTGGTAAAGAATGCGGCTGTCTTTAATTGCTATCGGGAACTGTCGAATACCACTGTCTAACCACGCAGTACGTTCCATCGTGCCGTAGTACCAAGCACGATCAAGGTGATTAAAGATTACATAGCGATCTGGGGTAGCCGTAGTATTCGAAGCAGAGCAGTAGAACCACCAAAGCTCAGTAAACCCCTCGTTTGTACCTGAGATAATCTGATCTTTTTGATCGAAATTGATGTCGTTAAAGATGTACGCCCGCAGGGCGCAGGGGAGCGTTTCAACCCGCCCGGAGTACATATAGAACTTATCCGCGCCCATCCAGTAGACGATATTGTTCGCTACCACCATAGAATGCGGGGACATAACGGACACGTTGTCAGCAAGCTGACTCAGATTAAATACGTAAGGCGGTCCGACATACTGCATGGAGTAGACAGACGAATCAGTAAATACAACAATCTCCTGCTTAGTGGAGATGGCCGCGATAATTTTAGATCCTGAAGAAAGCCGAATGCTTCCCGCCTGATTAGTAATAGCAGGGGTCCACTGAAGCGGGTCTTCTTGGTCAGACCAGCGGATCAACAGGGGGTCAAGTGTAGAAGAGCCAATCTCATTCGTCCCAAATGCCAGCACAAACCTAGCCGTATCCGAGATAAGCAGTTCGTTTTGAAACAGCGGTACGTTAGAAGCGCCAGCAATACTGGAAAGCAATACGCCACGACTGCTGTAATTAGTGGGTAGATTGGAAGCATCCCAAAAATAGATAGCCCCACCGCGAGGACCGTAAAGCAGGTTCTGCCCGTAGTTATGTGCATTCCAAAGACGCAGTGGAACAGTCACACCTGTCGTAGAAGCTTGACCCCAACCAGAGTTAGGTGGAGGAAACGTCACCCCACCCCAAGTTCCAGTACCCCACCCGTTATATTGGGTAGCTTGAGCCTCCCCCACGGTAATCTGATACGCAGCGGATACAGATGCCCCACCACCGGAACCAGAACCGGAAGGTGTAGTAGATACAACAATACTGTAGGTATTAGCGGTAAGGTAAGTAACCTGAAACTCTTTGTTCAGATCACCAGCAGTAAGGCCGTTAAAACCAACAGCACCGGTAAAAGTGACAAAATCACCCGTAATAGCGCCATGAGCCGTGTGTGTAACAGTAACAGTAGTTGTACCGTTAGTCGTAAAGGGGTTCGCTGCTAAAGTAGCAGTTGCCCGAAGGGGGGTGATGTCGTAGTAAGCGCCGGCATTCTCAACGTAGTATTTGAGATGGGTACCGATACCGATGTTATTGAAACCCGAATTAGTCGTCCAGTTCCACATGGTACGGGCTGTACCAAGAAACGTATTAGACGACAGTGGAATCCAGCCGCCAATTTTTTCGGGTTTGGCTGAACGGAACCGCACCTTATCGCAGATGTACCAAGTCCCTTCCGCAGCATAAGAAGTGGACTCTCGATTAACACCCGGATTAAAGACTAGCTTCTTAAGCATAGCAGTTCCGAATCAGGAATTACGCCTTTTTATCAGCGAAGAACACGCCGATGACACCAGAAAGAGCCAGACCAGCAGTAATAATCGCCTCGGCTTGGGCGGCTCCGAGCGAAAGACCCAGCGCGGTCAGCATATAAACAAAGCCACGCCAAGTAGAGGCTTCAGCAAGGCGGGCAAGAAAATAGTCTTTCATGGTTTTTCCTTTATTAGGGGTTCACTGAACAACTTACGCTCGGCTTTGCGCCGGTTCACTAGGCCGGGAAGGATTCTTCCCGCTGCATAGACCCACTTGTCAAACTCAGCCGCTGCGGCTTCATACTCACGCGCATTTAGCTTACGAAGCAAAGAACTCCGTGCCAAGGCTCCAGCACCTAGATTATAGGTAAAAGATACCAGCGCGTCGAACCTATTCTGATTGAGAGGGACGCTTGCAAGTTGATTAACAGAAGTGGCAAACTTCTTAACATCCTGCTTTAGGTAGTCAAGCGCCTGCACTTCGGTGATTACATCGCCCTTCTTGACTTTACGCCCGTCGGGATACACGGTCGTCCCGTAGCCAATTGTCCAAGGATCGCCCCCCGTACCGGGGTCAGGATAGGCTTTGAGTCGCAGACCTTCGAAGTCTGCAATGAGTTTCAGACCTCGGGCAGAGATTTGCATAACGGATTAGAGAGGATCTACAAAGGGAAGCTGTACAACATTAGCACTAGCCAGAGCCTTTTCTCGCTCCATACGCCCCTGATGAAACGCGCTGATTGCCTCCAACCATTCATTCCCACCTGATTGAGCCAATACCCAAGCTTGAACGATAGGCTTGCTAACCTGTGCCAGCGGAACAAACGACTGTATATCCGCCGTATCTAACGTAGTGTCCCCGGCATGGGTAGAGAAAAACCCATCAAGAGAAAACTTCATCGTCCACTCTACAGACACGATTACTTCTTGAAACCCATTAAGGCTAGGGTTTACATACACCTTAGTAACTCTGAACTCATACGGCAAACTCATGGCTTTTCTGCCCCCAAAAATTGCGTAAGGATAAGCTGCCCGCTAGTGGGGATACCAGTATTTATATTCTGTGAATAAGAGCTTGGATATTCTCTATAAATACCGTAATAGTTATCTAAACCCGATGTCGCAAAAAGCGAACCTCGGTAGTATGTGTAGATCCCCGAAGTATAGGCGGATGTCCCGTATGCTACTTGCGCTATAGTTGTACCCGCCCATACAATATAAGTCGAACTGGTATCAGAATTATCCTCAAACATATAATTGGGGACGTTTTGATTCTCACCAGACGAAGGCTCCCGTGCTGTAAAGTTTACAGTTTTGGACGCGGGTACATACGATCCGCCACGATAATATTCCTTTAGCCGTCCGGTTCCACCAAACAAGTTAGTGATATTACGTATGCTAATTGGGGGCGAAGACTGTAGGAAAGGCATGTTTATTTTTCCAGAGCTTCAATACGGGCGCGAAGGCGCTGCACTTCTTTAGCAAGTTCGACACAAGCTACAAGGGCAGCATTACCGTAGGAAACCGCCAAAAATCCGTTTTCACCTTCGTGAACTGCTTCCGGAAGGACAGACTGCAAGGACTGCGCGGTAACACCAACCTGTCGGGCACCGGAACTGATCTTCGTATAGGTGCCGTACTTAACACCTGCAAGACCCTCTAAAAATCCTGCGCCTAAATCGTTCCAGTCTTCCTTAAGACGCTCGTCCGAAGCGGCAACAAAGTCGTTGGCGTAAACGTAATCAATATTAGGATTACAGTAAATACCATCAGTATTATAAAGACTGCTACCCGAGTTCCACACCATCCGGTATGTACTAGCGGCGTTGCTATCAGTAACTGTGATGTTGGTTGCGTTTGTTGCGTTTGTTGCGTTTGTTGCAGTTGTTGCACTACCAGCAGTTGTTGCATAAGTGACGGAAGCCCCGTCAACATATTGTTTAGTAGCCGCGCCTAGCGCAACCGAAGGGTTTGCATTAAGGATGAGCGCCCCGGTCATCGTGTCCCCGGTTTTATTCACCGGAGTAAAACCAAGAGAGTTCTGTTTTGCGCTGAGGCCTGTATCTACATACTGTTTAGTTGCAGCACCGAGGTTAGCAGAGGGATCCGCGTTAAGGACCAGTAGACCGGTCATCGTGTCCCCGGCTTTATTTACTGCTGTAAATCCTAACGAAGCTTGTTTTGTGGCGAGGCCGGTATCGACGTATTGCTTGGTAGCTGCACCAAGATTAACAGAAGGATCTGCGCTAAGAACAAGCGCCCCGGTCATTGTGTCACCGGCTTTATTTACTGGGGTATATCCGAGGCCGGTTGAAGCATCTACGTACGCTTTAGTGGCGGCATGCAATGCCGAAGAAGGAGCGCCCGAGAGGGTCAGAAGACCCGTCATCGTATCTCCAGCTTTATTTACTGGAGTGAACCCTAACGAAGCCTGTTTTGTATTGAGTCCGTTATCTACGTACTGCTTAGTAGAGGCTTGAAGGTTAGTGGCGGGGTCACCGGATAAAGTAAGTGCGCCGGTCATTGTGTCACCGGCTTTATTTACTGCTGTAAACCCGAGGGACGCCTGTTTAGTAGCTAATCCAGTATCAACGTAACCTTTAGTTGCCGCTCCAAGCGTAGCAGACGGATCAGCATTGAGGACCAACGAACCCGTCATTGTGTCACCGGCTTTATTTACCGGAGTGAACCCTAACGAAGCTTGTTTTGTGGCGAGTCCGTTATCTACATATTGTTTAGTCGCTGCGCCAAGCGTAGCGGAAGGATCACCAGACAGAACCAACAGACCTGTCATCGTATCCCCAGCTTTATTCACTGGGGTATAGCCAAGACCCGATTGAGCGTCTACATATGCCTTGGTTGCAGCGTGAAGAGCAACCGTCGGGGGGCCAGAGAGGGTCAACAGACCCGTCATTGTGTCGCCGGCTTTATTTACAGGGGTATACGCAAGTGTGTTTTGTTTTGTGCCAAGACCGTTATCAACGTACTGCTTAGTAGCTGCGCCAAGCGCAGCAGAAGGGTCGGCAGACAGAACCAACAGGCCCGTCATTGTGTCACCGGCTTTATTCACGGGGGTGAAACCCAGCCCACCAGCAGCAACAGCAGTATCAACGTATCCTTTAGTAGCGGCACCAAGCGTAGCAGACGGAGCGCCAGAAAGAACTAGCAGACCCGTCATTGTGTCACCGGCCTTATTAACCGGAGTAAATCCTAGATTCGACTGAGCATCAACGTAGGCTTTAGTAGCGGCATGCAGCGCCACCGTTGGGGGACCAGAAAGAGTCAACAGACCCGTCATCGTGTCTCCAGCTTTATTTACTGGAGTGAACCCAAGCGTAGTTTGCTTACCGCTTACAGCGTCAATTACATCTGTTCCGTTACACAGAACTACTGAAGTCAAGCCGTTAGCAATCGTAACCCCCGATCCGGCTGCGGTTTTCAGGACAATACTTTGTCCACCGGTTGTGGCGTTACGCACCACATAGAGCTTCGAAACACTCGGGCAAACGATGTTACGGGTAGCGGAAAGGGAGACTGATGAAGTGATGTTTAGCGCCATTGACCGGGCTTGGTCAGTAGCGCCGTTATTAGAGGTCAGCGTGTAATCGGCATTTGTGATACTTACAGTGCTATACCCAGCAATCGCCTGCTCAATCAGCGTACCAAGGTTGGTATTGGTAGTAACACCCCAAGTACCGGATTGGTCACCAGTACCGATAAGTTCGGTACGGAGGTTTGGTGAGTAAGTCGAAGGCATCTCAGTTCGCTCTTAAAATTGCTGTGCCAGCATTGGGGAGGGGCATCTGTATGACGAGGTTGCCGCCACTCATAACCATGTTGGTTCCGAAATCGAAAGCTATAACAGCGCGATTTGCTTTAGTGACGTTATAAATTAGAGCCTTACCATAGGTCAGCGTCACGGAACTAAACGTCACATCAGCGAAGTCGATAACAACCGTACTTTCGACTAGCGTCGGGCTGATGGAGGTAAGAACAACTCCACCTGCGGTGTATCCGGGACCAGTAACTTCACCTGTTGTTGTGTAAGCTGTTGTTGACGCACTGATCGTAGACGCTGACGTATAAAGCGCGATTTTAAATGTGTCGCCTGTCGATGCCGTGAAATCATGGATCGCCTTAAAGAGTTCGACTTTGAAGGAGTTACAGACGACTTGTGGCATATTACTTCACCGGATAACGGACCTGATCGCTGCGGAACGTGTCCTGACGATTCTTGGCATCCGCAAGCTGCTTGAGAAGCGCCGCTGCTTCTTTGAATTTTGCTTCGTAGACCTGCAACAGATCCGCATCGCCCTTCATAAACGTATAGGCTTCGACTAGAGAGCCATACAGAAGTACAGAACTGAAGTTTTCTCCAAGCCAACTTGTACCCGCAGGGAGAGTTATCGAGTCCGGATAACCGAAGTAAGCTACGTTTACTGGATAAACTGCGCTCGGGATCGGGGCGAGTGTAATCTCATACGCTTGAGACAGTGCGTAATACTGCGGCTGACCGGTAGCTGTCGTCGGGAATGCTTCCCGCAAGAACGTAAAGTCCTTGTTCATTAGGTAGGCTTGCGTCCCCGAGGGCAACTGAAGCGCGACCGAGAAGGTAGACAGATAGTCAGCAGGTAGCGTAAGCGTAGCTACACCAATACTCGTAGACAGAGTTGAATACTTAAAAGACGCGGGAAGCTGTACGGCATTAGCAATCCTTTGCTCTGCCTGCGTAATAAAAGTATTAACGTCAGCCGTAGAGAACGAATTCTCCGTATACGACTGAATCTCTGTTACAAGCTCCGAGTAGTTCATTTGCTAAGCGCGACGTTCTTCAGAAACTTAGTACCCTTGGTGGCGGCACCTGCACCACGCATGGTGCTGTACTCTTTCTGACCCACACCGGGGGCAAACTTACCTTTAGTCCACACACCGGCTTTACCGATATCCGTTTGAGGATAGCCAGCAGTATTGGGCACGGGGACTGACTTGGGTTGAGCGGTCTTCATTTGGTTTTGCTCCGCTGATTCATGACGCGAGCCATGTTGCGACCGTACTTCTTGGCATCCATCGAAGTCACACCACCGGCCTTGAAACCTTTTGGGTGCGCTTTAGCCATAGGAGTCCGCATGTGTGCGGCGAGGGTTTTCTTAATAGAATTCATATCACATCCTTTCAATGCAGTCTAGGCTAAAAATTAAACGGTCTTATACTAAGTATAACGGGTCTACAGGGAAATTGAGTACAGATCGACCGCGCTTAAGTCTAATTTGTATACTCTAGGTAATAGTTAATCACACTGTTATCGCCTGAAGTTCAGAGTTTGGCAGTCGTATGTTGTAATACTTGATGCGCCGGATGTAACCACAAAGAAAATTTCCCGCAGCCCCAAAAGCCCCAATGTCAATTCTTGTTGTTGCCGGATAACCAAAGGCGACTGATGCAGTTTGTACTGCGTTGCCTTGCGAGCAAATAAATCGGTTTGCTATGTTATATGCGGAACACGCCTTTGCAATTGGGCCAGTGATATCGGCAGAAGTACCAGAAATGCTAGTCCCATCATAAGAAGCAACAACGTCACTGGACGCTCCGATATAAAAATATCGCTTGTTTGATGTCGCATCCCCGCCAAGCACGCCTC